AGCCGATGAGTACATAGCAAACTCGTCAACCTTGCCATCCCAGCTGCTAAGACCAATCGAGCCGCCCAAGCCGATCGAGGTCATACCCGTCAGGCTCAGAGAGCCAGGTGAGGCCGAAGCAGCCGTGTCGGTATACCCGTCGACATACATCGTGACCGTAGACGCAGCCGTGACTAATGCCACATGATGCCAGCGGCCATCAGCAAGGTTCGCTACAGACGTGAACGAGGCAGAGTTCGTGCCATCAAAAGCGAACACAAACACGCCGCCATCACGCCTACCAAGAAGCGTGATCGACTTCGTAGACGTGACCCCGTTAAAGTTGTTAATCTGGAACACGTCGTCGCCGCCACCAGGCGACTGATACTGAACCCAAAACTCGATAGTCGAGTTCGTCGCGTCGAAGTTCAAAGCCTGAAGCCGAACAGACCCAGCGGTCGAACCGCAGTCCAAACTCGTGTTCAGATCGCCGACGATCGCACCCTGGTATCCGAACGAGAAGGCCCTAGTACCCGTCGTGGGGACCTGTGTGACCACCTGCCCTGTCCTACCGTTACCCGACGAGTCCGCTACAGTCGTCACGTTCTGCGCCTCACCAAGGCGCCAATACACGAACGGCGTCGACGCGAGAATCGTGGTCGAATACGTCGACAGCGATGTAAGCGCCTTCTTCAGGTTCAGGATCTTCGTCGCGTCAACACAACTAATCGTGACCAACGAGTCATTAGGGGCAGGCCACTTCACAGGCCAAGACTCTATGTGCCCCCGAAAGATAGGATAATAGACACCGTTATACAGAGCCCTAACCCGAATCTGCTTGTAAGGCAGAACGTTCGGGTTGTAAGGCGATGACGTGTTGAACGGGCTGAAGCGCCCGTCCTTGTTGTCGAGGACAACCGTTGCGGTGCCGGCCTCGAAGCGGTTCAGCTCGTGCTGCCTGCCACGGTTCGTCTGGATCGACTGCGTGTACAGCGAAACGTCGGTCCACACCGCAGGGTCATCCAGCGGGTTCGAAGCGAACGCGATCTCAGTGATGACCTGATAGGGGAACGTGCCGCCGAATGAAGACTGCGCCGTGACCGGCATGTAGGCAGCGCCGCCATAGGCCGCGCCACCGTAGGCGCCTGACATCAGAGGGCCGGGCCGAGGTCTTCAACCAGGATATAAGAGACGAGCGGCGCCGCCGTGTTATTCGTCAGGGTCCCGGTGCCAGCAACGCGTTGAAGCGTGAGCTTATAAGTGTGGGAAGCCGCTGTCGGAACGATGATAGCGTGGCAAATAATCTTGTTGGTGATGTTGGCAGGCCGCATAATTTGGTCCGCAGCTTGCAGAATCGTCGCACCCTCTTGAATTTGAAGCCGCGCTGTATCATCCGCGACGGTCGACTGAACTTCCGTCTCCGCTGTGATCCTGACTCTATGCCCCGCATATGGAACAGTCACGGTCACGCTGAGGCTTGTGAGATCAGTGACCGTCGAGATGCCCGCCTGATTGGAGAGTGTGAGTTGGGCGTAGCCCAGTACCGAGTCATAGTCCGAGACGACCGCACCATGCACCCACGCAGTGTTAAGAGCGTGCGACGCCGCAGCCGTACCCTCCTGCGCCCGCAGGATCGTCGCCGTCGTAGCCGACGCCGTGTGCGCCGTCACGTACATGATCTCCGACTCGATCACGATCACCGCGTGACCAGTCGCCGTCACAGCCGGAAGGTTCGCAAGACCAGCCGCGGACATCGTCGTGTCGACATTCGACAGCGCGACGCTTAGGGTTCCGGAGCAAAGATTGCCCCGAACCCGGATTTCGTTAGCGATGACTACTGCCCTCCGTTTAAGACAATCCGCCGTTTACGTTCGACCGCTTCAGCCTGAGAATTTCGCTGCGCACCGCAGCAGCGATCGCCTGCGGATCACCATTACCGCCATGAATCACGATCGACCCCACGCTGACCGAACCGCCCCCTAGGGCGTGGTTCGGAATGATCGTCCCCGACACACCAGGAACGAACAGTTCAGGGCCGTTCTCGCCAACGATCGACGGCACACCAACAGGAGGTGAACCCCCCGAAGCGAAATGCAGAATCCCGCCGATCTTGTCGGCAACGCCCGCAACCAAACCGCCGCCCGGGATGTGAGACATGATCTCCTTGAAAATATCCCCGCCAAGACCCGCGATCCTCGACGGGATCGACTTCAGGAACGAGACAATGTCATTAACACGATCACTAATCCAGTTCTTGGCATCAGTAACCCCGCTTTTGACCACGTTCCAAACGTCAGAGAACCCATTCTTGATCGCATCCCAGTGCTTAACCATCTCGCCGACAACCAGCGCGATCGGACCCAGCAGGATCCCGACCAGAAGAGGCCAGTTGCTTGTGATCCAGCTCCAGACCGCCTCAGCTGCGCCCTTAATCCAGCCCCAGATCGTGTCCCAGTGGGTCCACACCTCGTAGATAGCGACGCCAACAGCAACCACAGCCGCGATGATCAGCAGGATCGGCGCCAAAGCTAAACCCTCGGTGACCGTCTCAGCAGCCTCGGAAGCTGTCAGAGCGTCGGTAGCGACAGTCGCCGCATCCTGAGCCGTCGCGAACTTGCCAATCAGAGCCGACGCACCCTCGACCGCGCCGCCCATCAGCGACACACCAGCCGACACACCCATCAGCGCAGGGCCATACTTGGCGCCCAGCTTCGCCGCCTGATCCTCAACAGCTGTCGTCAGACCCTTAATGCGGCCCGTAAACGTGTCGGCCTGCGCGTCAGCCTGGCCGGCGACAGCCTTAGCTACCGCCTGTGTGTCCGAAAGCTTGCTTGTCGATGCGGTGACGAACGCCTGAGCGTCGGCCAGTTTCTTATGCGCTTCGGACTGCTTGTCCGTCGTGTCGGTCACGGCCTGCTGAGCATTCCTGAGGGCGATGTGATCCGACTCGGTGAGCTTCGCCTTGCCGTGCTGGATGTCGATCAGGTCGGCGAGCTTCTGCTTCGCCTTCTCCGCAGCGTCATCTGCTGCGGTCGACGCCTTCTGGGCCGACTCCTCATCCTTGATCGCCTTCGCGTTGTCTTGGTGGCCCAGACCAAGCGTCGCCAGAATCTTGACGCCCTTACCCTCGTTAATCTTCACCCAGTCGGTAGCCGCCTGAGTCAAAGACTCGTGGCGCTTCGCTGCAAGGTTCACCACATCAGACATCGAAGCCGTCGCAGCGTCGGCCGAATGCAGACCAGTCGTCAGGATCGAAAGTGCGTCCTGCGTCGTCTTCGCAGAGTCGCCATACTTCTCGTTGTTCTTGATGACCTTCTCGAACTTCTCGTTCGCCTCGTCCCAAGAACCGCCGACAGCCTCCACAGACGCCTGCAACTGCTGCGAAGCAGCCTTGTCGCCATCACCAATGGCAGTGAAAATCCCCCCGAGGCCCACGCCGGCAGCGCCGATACCCGCCAGCTTGGCGCCAGCGGTCTTGCCGTGCTCGCCGAGTTGATCTACGGCGTCAGATACATGGCTAATCGCCTCGCCAAAAGGGCCGAGAACACCAGTCGAGTTCAGCGTACCAAGGACACCCTGAAAGGCTTTGCCCATCCGGCCGGCTTGCGCCTCTGAATGATCGCCGACAGCCGTCAGCGCCTTCTGCGCGCCCGACGAGTCGCCGATCACGTTGAGGGTAACTGTCCTCGAACCACCAGCCATTAGTGAAAGCCCGCCTCGCCCGTCAGGTTGTCCAGATACTCAAGGACCGTGTCAATAACTTGGTCAAGCTTCCCGTCAAGAGCAGGCAGCAGATAAGGGTGAGCCTCCTGCGAAACCCAGACCTCACGGTTACCGAACACCGGATGCCTAAAGTTCCCTGACTTGCCCATGTTCTCGAACGGGGCCGCATGAGGCGCCTTGGCGCCACCAGCTTTGACCTGAACGCCCTTGTTGTTCGCCATCACGCGGATAGAGTCAGCGATCCGCTGCGACGTACCAGAGATACGGGACCTAGCATCGGCGGCGATAATCTCGCCGCCCTTCTTCATCGCAGCCCTAAACAGCTTCAGCGAGTCAGCATCCGCCCGCTTAAGATCCCGCTGGAGAGATTTCAGACCCTGCGCGTCAATACCAACAACCGGCTTACCCACCAGACTCCTTCCGGCGCCGCTCCGAAACCGCCTCGTGGATCTTCAGAAGCCAGTCCAGCGTGACCGCCGGTTGCTCATCCTGAACGTTCGGCGGAAGCCCCAGCTCCGTCGTCAGCACATACTGGCGCATATACACGGCAACCTGTGGGTCAGTAATCCTGGAGCCGTTCTCTATGAGCTTGAGGCTCCAGTAGTTACTTTTGGGTCCGGGCTGACCTGGAAGTCGGGCATCAGTGCCTGCATGTGCGGAGCACACGCAGTGGACAACTGCTTGTAAGTGTCGGCCGGAAGGTCGAGCAGAACATCTGTCGTGACCTCGCCGAACGACCATTCCCGAACCAGCGCCACAACAACCGTGTCATTCAGATCGTCAGCCGCCACCAGAAGTGAGGGGTCAATAGACGCAGCGATTTTCGCCGCCTCGTCCTCAGACATGTTCTTAGCGTCGAAGTCGGGAACCTGAGCCTGAGCCCTATCCCTCATGAACTTGACCAGCGCCGCCACAACAGGCCGGCGCTTCCTCTCAGGGACCTTGATGGGGTCGTACAGTTCGGCGTACCCGCCGTCGGGCAGGTCGATCCTCACTGATACGAACCAGTAGCCTTGGAGTTCTTGATTGTGACCTTAGCGGGGGAGTAGCCCGTTCCGGCCGTGGTCGCGTCCGTCGTGTTCGCGATGCCAGTGAAGGCAACGTCCAGCTCTACGTACGACTTGCCGGTCTGCTTCGGCACAGCAGAGTCGTAGTTGCACTTCGTGAGATGCACCTGGAAGTACTGCTGCGTTGCGCCGGTACCGGTCGTCAGCGTCAGGTCAAGCGCAGGCTGCGAAGCATTCAGGTAGTTCAGGAGCTGTGTGTCGTCTTCCATCACGATCGTCATGGAGCCGCTGACCCCACAGGGCCCAGTGAAGATCGCGTAGGGGTTCTGCGTACCGTCCAGAGTCTGCACGATGTCAAGCTGACGCTTGATCGTGAAGTCAGCCGACACGACAGTCATCAGCGAGGTGCCACCAATCGTGGCGACGGCCTGCCAAGCCGGCGAGGCTGTGACCGTCGAATACGAAGCGGTAGGCGTCGTCACAACAGCCGAGGACATAGCCATGCCCTTAGCGGACCACGTCACCAGACCCGAAGGGTCGAGTTTGAACTGAAGCTCCGAGAACTTCGCACCAGAGAATGCACGCGTGTTAACGACATCGAAGTCGTAAAGCACAAACGCGGTCGGCTGACCCGTAGTCGTGTTCTTCACTGAGAAGGCGTGCGTGTTCGGCGTGCCCCCAGAGAAGTCGGTAGCGCCGAAGATGCCGCCCAGGAAGTAGCCGATCGTGTCGGTATACAAATCCCCACCAAGCGAGATCTCAGAGTTCACGACACCCTGAACCCGGTTGTACACCTCGACGTTCGAGCCGCGAAGGCCCTTGTCGTCAAGCTGGTCGTACTTGTCGCTGAACTCCAGCGACGTGACAGGGAAGTAGTCGGTGGGGCCAACCGAGGCAGTCAGCTGGGCATAGACGTAGGTGTTCGCGGGGTGGGCGCTTGTCAGCGCCGACACGGTCAGCGACGACGTGCCACCACCAGCGGTAACCGCACGCGACTCCGACAGCGGACCATCAACGATGAAGATCGTGGTAGAGGCGGCGATGCCAGTACCGACAACAGGCACAGTGGTTGCGCCGGCAGCAACAGCCGCCGAAAGGGTGGTGTTAACGGAGTCCTTGGCGATGCCAACGAACGACCTAAAACTGGGCTGCGGGATGGCCCTACTCCTGTTCGCTCACGGACGACTCTGCGCCGTCCGACTCGATGGACTCGAAAAAGTTGGGGTCTGGGCAAACATCGACAACATCGCCGGGGTTCACAACAAGGCCGCTAGAAGGGAACACGCGTTGCGAGTCACCCACGTACTTAAAGCTCGGCATTACAAGTGATCTCTTTCGTCACGGTGACCATGCGGCCCGAATGGTTCTCGGTCACGTCGGACACAAACTCAGTCTTCGACGGGTAAGCAAGCTGCACCACGGCGCCCAACGTCGGGTCAGTGCGGATTAGCGTGTCAACGAGATCGGACAACACCTTCGCACGCTTCCAAGCGACCGAAGCGGTATCCCCGCCCCGATACACGGAGATGATGACCTCGACCGTGTACTCCTCGGACAGCCAGTGCGCCTGGCCGTTCCCGACGAACGCGTGAGGCTCCGTCGTAACCGTGATGTCCCCCACAACGACGATGTCATCCGGCTGGTATGGCCCTGGCATGTCGTACGAAACGAGCACCGTAGGGTCGCTGACCGCAGCGAGGATGCCGGCGACGAGGAAGTCTTTGACCGTGTCTACGGTCGAAACGGGAATCGTCATCGCCTACGCCACGCTTGGATGGCGCTTGTTGGGCAGCAACAGCTCTCGGACGCGATTCGGGACGAAGAAGCCAAGGATCTGCTGTTGCGAGAAGTTGTCGCCATCGCCACCAGCAGCCCCGAAAGCGGGCCTGCCGCCCTGCTCCGTCGGCTGGTAGTTCACACGCAGAAGCTCTAGAGCGCCTTCGCGGATGTTCGCAGGCACCGACGAGAACCCAGCCGTGTAGGTCACGAACACAGCATCAGGACCAGGCGGGAACGTGGTTGCCCCTCCACCTACAGTCCTGCGGACGATCCGGCCCGGAGCCTCGAACATGTACGAATAAACCTGTCCAAGGTCAGGCGTTGGCACCTGGGTCAGCGTGTAAGCGATCGGACCCCGGTACTCGACAACGTTCGACACCGAGAGGACAGGACGGTGCCTCAGCGAAATGAAGTAGTTCCCGCCGTCGTACGTCTCGTTCTGGTAGATCCGCTGGACGACAGGCCCAGTGATGTGCTCGACGACAGGCGTGATGCCGTCAATCATGCGGATCAGGCGGGCGTCGTGGCTGCGGTCCGTCGACGGAATCCGCAGATGATCCTTGACCTCTGTGAGCGTCACGAGGCGAGCGCCGCCAGGCGTCGACAGATTCTCTTCGACGACTGCGGTCTGGTAGCCGTCAACCGGGAACGTTCCAGTCGCGCCGCCAGAGAGCGTGTACTGCCACTCAACCAGATACGTCCCGGCAAGAGCCGTGTCCGTCGCTGTAGGCGTGTACGACACGGTCCCGGCAACACCAGAGATGATCGTCGCCGTAGCGTTGACCGTCGTGCCCTGCGCGGTCAGCGCCCGCATAATGAACTTGACCGAACCCGCGGTGAGGTTCACGACAGCGCCGCTGTTGTCCACGATCGTCGCCGTAAAGACAGGTGTCGTGTTGCCCTGCTTGATAAAAAAGTCGGCTGAGGCCATCAGGCTGCCTTACGTCGGCGGGGCTTGGGAGGTACGGCAGCTTCGAGCGCCGGCTCAGGGACGGGATCACAGTCCACGCTCGCCCCGAGCCGACGCAGAGCCGACTCGCATTCGGCAGCCAGCCCCAAATCATGGCTGCCGAGCGCAAGTTGCCGAACGGCCCGAAGCCGTTCGATTGATGTCACCTACGAAAGCCAGGCGTAGAACGCCTTAGCAGCCACAGTCTGTGAACCCATCGTCGCTGGGGCAGTACCAGCCGCAGCGGTGTCGTGGGTAGCAGACAGGAACCGCGGGGCGCCAGTGAAGAAAGCGCCAAGCGTGTACGCGGCAGCAGCAGGAGCACAACCCGACAGAGTCGGAGGCGTGCCGGTAACCGAAATGGTCACGTAAACGAAGCCGTTAGGGGCGTTTGTAGGAGTGATCAGCTGCGGCGTAGCCAGAGCCTTCGTGTACAGCGTCGAAGCGGCGATGCTCGCAGCTCCAGTGTCGTCAGCCGTCTGAGCCATAAGGACAGGGCTAGAGCCGGTCCCCTGGTACAGAGCCATGAACGCGTGCGAGCCGCCAGATTCGGCGGTAGCGCCAGCCATCACGCTGATGTTGGTAATGAGGTCGCCGAACTCGACCGGCACAGGCACGGACAGGCACACGCCAGTCCCGCCGATAGCGATATCAGCAGCGCCGCCAAGCCCGAGGTACTCCATGTTGGAGCGGACGGGCAGGTTCGACTGATTAGCGTTCGCCTTGTTGCCAGTGACCTTGGCGATCCACGAAGTTTCGGAATACTTTCCACGAACGAGGGGCATGTTTCAACCTTTCTTGGGTTGGGGCGGGGCCGAAGCCCCGCCCCTCAAGCCCCTAGTTAGAAGCCGACCGAAGCAGCGGCGTAGCCGCTGCCCGTAATCTGGCTGATGCTGGACGGGTAACGGTGAGGCATGAACGCGGAGTACGCGTACAGCTGGAACCGAACCTGAAGCGTGCCGCTCAGGATCTCAGGCAGAGCCCGCATCCGCAGAGCGCCTTCCCACAGGTACAGGTCGTCTTCCTTCAGGACGACAACCGCGTCCTGGGTCGCACCAGTGGTGACGACGACGTTACCCGAGAAACCGTTGCAGAGGACCGGCATGTTCGCGTCCTTCACAACCGGAAGGCCGAAGATCTCGCCTGCCACGCCCTGCGGCATGGGAGAACCCTCGTTCAGACCGGCGACGTTGAAAGCGCCGTACTTGCCGGGGATGAACAGCGGACGGCCAGTCGAGTCCGACTGGGTAGACCAGCCATTGGCACGCCGCGGGTGAACCCAGATAGCCGTGGGGGAGTCGAAACGCAGCGTCTCGATCTGGTTCACGGCATTCACGAGGTTCTTGTACTGCGACGAGTTCGTAGCAGTCGGGTCGATGAACAGCGTAACCGTCGAGCTGATTTCGCTCGCCTTGGTGGGGTCAGTGTTCGTGGTGGCGCCCACAACCTTGAGCACACCCAGGTGCTGGCCGTTAGTACCCGTACCGGCGATGACCTGAAGGTCAAGGCGCTGGTCGTAGTCGCGGGACAGATCCTCGAACAGGACGCCGTCCATGCTGATCGGCGACTGCTCCAGCAGCTGAAGGCTGATGTCTTCCTGACCGGCGATCGTGTTCACCGTAGCGGACACGCTTGAGGTCACAACGTCCTGCGAGGAGACGCCCGAACCCTGCGTGGCCTGAATACCAGTCAGCGTGCCGGTCGTGATCTTCGGCAGGTTGATGGTGTCCGTGCCTGCGGGAAGGGGCAGGTTCCGCACACGATTCGCGAACACGCGGCCCGGACGCATAAGCGGGATGTACTGGTTCACGAGCCACAGCGGCGGAACGAACTCGCCGCCGGTACCGTCGGTCGTGTTGGGGTTGGTCCGCTGCTCCAGACCAGCGGGGGTCTGGCGGTACTCGTTCAGACGGGCAGCAACCTGCTTGTCGGAACGGGCAGCGGCGTCAACCTGACGGTTGTGCTCCTGAAGACGCTCCACAGCGGAAGTCGGGTCCGAGTTGGAACCAAGCCGGCGGGCAGCGATAGCCAGCGTCGCGATGTCCTGCATATACGAGTTGCGGCTGTGCTTGTCGTAAATCATCGACTCCGACTTGACCACGACGGGGGCGACGTGAGCAGCAGCAGCAGCAGCCTTCTCGGCACGCTTCTCAGCAGCCTCAAGAGCCTCGATCTGAGCGTCAAGCTTCGTAATCTCGGCCGACAGAGCCTCGAACTCGGTGGCCTCGGCGTCGTCCAGCGAACGAGCCTCAGCGGTAGGGGCGATCAGGAGGCCATCAAGCTTCTCCTGAGCGGCAGCGCGACGATCGCGCGCAGCCTTAAGAACGGGATTCATCCCTGCTCCTCAAGTTAAATGAAAGGTTTGTGTGACGCCCTTGGGTGCCAAGCGGCGCGGTGAGAGGTAGTGACCCCCGCAGGGGCCCCGAGCGTCTCGCCGGTCCTTAGCGGCGCAGGGGTTACTTCTGCCGGAACTTCAACGCCTGAGCGCGAGCCCGGAACAGTGCGAGATTCATGGCCTCAGGGACCGGCCCAACCTCGACAACTTCTTCGACTGCGACAGCAGCCGGGATGGCCAGCTTGCGAACCACCGTGATCACAGAGGGGTCCTCGCGAAGCTCGGCCAGCTTCTCGTCGTCCAGGTCCGCCAGATCGGCGAACAGCGACCTGAGCGACACCGACGTATTCGGATTAGCCCCGTAGTTCACAATCGACACGTCACCGCGATCCAACGAAACCTCGGTGATCCGCCGCTCCGTGTACTCTTCGTTCCACTCCTGCCGGGTAACCCGGAAGGCGAACGAACACTGATCCATCAGACCGGACTCGATCTTGCGGGCAACACGCTGCGCCTCAGGGTCAGAAGCATCCATCAGTCCATTGAAGAACAGACCCAGATTGTCCTCGGAGAGCGTGAGGCTGCCGTTCGTAGTGCGAGCCTGTGGCAGCCCATCGTGATTGATCAGCAGCTGAACGTCAGGCTGTTCGGCGAGCGTCTTAGCGAACGCTCCCCGAGCGATACTTTCCTCGTACCAGCCCATGTCATAGGCGCGCTCGGTGGTAGACGCGTACCCGCTGACCGGTAGGCTGCCATCCTCGGCAACCCGACATTCCAGCGTCGTGCTGACCCTGCGCACCTCACGGCCTCGCAGAAGCTGCTCGGCCTTGACCTTGCGGGATTCGATGTCCATCTCAGAACCCCGAAGGTGCGGCGAGAGCGGTCACCTTGCCGATGGCAGAGGGGTACCGGTGCGGAACAAAGGCAACATACTTGTGGATCGACAGCCGAGCCTGAAGCGTCCCAGACAGCGGCTGCGGCGTCACCATAAAACGGGGGGTCGACTCGAACAGCAGCATGTCCGAAGGCCGCACGCAAACCACGGTGTCAGCCGTCGACCCCGCAGGGATCGCCCCGTCAAGGTAGACGGGCAAGCCGAGCAGCGGGCCAACGGGGTCAGCATCCCCGGCAGACCGATAGCCGGCAGGGACAGGGCCGTTCGTCGGGACGAAAACAGGGCGGCTCTGGGAGTCACTCAGCGAGGAAAGCCAGAACCAGCGGCGCGGGGCCATCAGCCAAACCTGAGGCGGCAGGAACCTAGCGTTACCCACACCAGCAGCAGCCTTCCCGACCGCCGCGAAGAACAGAATCGCAGTCGAAGCAGACGAGCCGTCGATAGACGTGGTACCCGACACGTTCAGCACCCCGCGGAGCTGGTTGCCGGTACCGGTGCCAGAGATCAGCTGGGTTTCGAGCGCCGTCGCGTAGTCACCCATCAGCTCGACATACGCGTACGCGTCGAACCCGGCAGGGCTACGGTCCATCAGCTGCTGGGACACGTCCATCATGCCCGCGATCGTGACCACATTCGACGAAGCGTCAGTAGTGACGATGTCCTGGGACGCAACAGCGCCGCCGTCCGACTGCGGCGCCAGAATCGCGCCGGTCGTGATCCGCGGAATGTGGATCGACTGCACACCATCTGGCAGCGGCAGCGGGTTGCACAGGTCGCCTAGAGGCCTGTGGGCCGACACCGAATCGGCAAAGCGGTCCATCAGCCATAGCGGCACATCGAACTCACCGCCAGTCCCGGCCGTCGAGTTCGGATTGACCCGAGCCTCGACGCCATCAGGCAGCGCCACGTCCCGACGCTCTACCTCCATCTCGGTGCGGTGCCGCTGAAGGCGCCGCAGCGCGGCAGCGTCGCCGCCCTGGGCTTCGATCATGTCGGAGAAGAAGCTGTACGCCCCGCCTTCGCGGTAGGTCAGCGGCTCCGACCGAATAACAACGTTGCTCACTGAACCTCATTCGGGTCGGTCGAGACGCCGGGTGCCGGCGCGTCAGGTGACTGGTCGTTGCCGCCACCGATACCACCCGAAGAACCGGGGGTGGGCGGGTTGTTCTTCATCTGCTCAGTCGTGGTGAAGTTGGCAGGCCGATAGAAAATCTTGCCCTCACCGTTCGGAAGGGGAGGCATGTCCTCTAAAGCCCGCGCCTCGTCGGCGTTCATAATCCCGGCGTTAATCATCGTCGTGTAGTACTGGGCACGCTGCCCCGAATCACCCCGCATCCGGCCTGTCAGATCAAACTTCGCGATCTGGTTCGGAGGCAGCAGGTTCGTAAGGTGCGACTCAATCCGGTTCAGCCACGGCTGCAACGTGTTGACGATGAAGCCAATATCCATCTGCTCGATGCCAGTACCCCAAGACGAAGTCTTGTCCTGAATGCCGAGCATGTGCTGAGGAATACGGAAGAAGCCGGCGATCTGCTCCTGTTGGAACGACCTCGTCTGCAAGAATTGGGCGTTCTCAGGGCTCAGGGATACCGTCTGCCACTTCGCGCCGCCGGTCAGGATCGCCGGATACTGCGCCTGCCTGATCCCTGCGTGCGCCT